AGATATCAGGCGCAAAGATACCTAAAAAGTGTTGTGAGAATTGCAAATATTTGTTTCAAGTGGATCATGTGATCTGCGATATTCTTGTGACATCTACGTTGCAAGCAAAGGATTTTTTCTGCGCTGAACATAAATTTAAGGATGATGAGGAATGAGTGAATTAACTTTCTTAGCTGCTACAATTGCGTATTCATAATTGGTAAGATATAAATATATTTCTAGTATAACCCACGCAGGGGATCTAGAAGTGAACAACGACTTGTGAAGCGCTAAATATCGGAGGTCTTGCACTGACCGAGAAAGGCGCTTCTTCTTTTATCTGGAGATTGCTGAAGTGTAAACAGGCGGGAGCGCTATTCAACAGATACCCGTATGCCTTGGTTAGATTCCAAGATCTCCTGACCAACTACCGAAACATTCTATAGTTTACACCAACGCTTAAGTATATTATGCTTTACGTTGGGGGAACTAATGCAGAAATCTAAATATGACGAAGTAAGCCTAAAGCAAGTAATGGAGCTGGCCAAGAACGGTTTAACCGAAAGGCAGATAGCGCTTGAAATTGGCGTATCTCAAAAGACTATATCAGTCTGGAAATTAAAATATACAGAATTCAGAGATGTACTTGAGACATGGAAGTATGATGCCGATCGAAAGGTAGAGCGCTCCCTCTTTGAAAGAGCTACAGGTTATGACCATTGGGAAGAAAGAATCTTCTGCAACAAAGACGGAATTGTAACTAGAGTAGAAACGATCAAGCATTACCCTCCAGATGTAAAGGCCTGTATGTATTGGCTAAACAATAGGCAGAAAGATATATGGGCAAACCGACAAGAGACTGTCATTAGTGGAACCACAGGACTAGCGGAAAAGATTGCAGAGGCGCGAGAGCGTTCAGGCAAAAAAGAGGTAGAGGTTAAAGCAGATGCAGAATTCTTACAGTAAATCTTTAGAGATGATAGCAGAAGACTTAGCAGAGTTTCGCTTTGATCCACTTGGCTATGTGATGTGGGCGTTCCCCTGGGGCAAAGGTTCATTAGTTGGTTTTGACGGCCCTCGTGAATGGCAGAAAGAGGAGCTAATTGCTATTGGTGAGATGGCAAAAGAGAGAAACTTTGACGGTTTTAATCCAGTTGAGCCAATACAAGAATCGGTTGCTAGTGGTCACGGTATCGGAAAATCTGCGCTTACTGCTTGGATAATTAAATGGATAATGGACACAAGACCTTACGCAAAAGGAGTTGTCACAGCAAATACAAGTGACCAATTACGAACAAAGACCTGGGCAGAACTTGGTAAGTGGCATGGAATGTCTGTTACCGAAGCATTATTTGAGTACAGATCCTCAAAGGGTAATATGAATCTTACAGCTATTGAAGCTCCTGAACAATGGCGCTGTGATGCTATGACCAGTAGAGAAGAAAACTCTGAAGCCTTTGCGGGTTTACACTCGGTATCCTCAACTCCTTTTTACATATTTGATGAAGCAAGCGCGATACCTGAAAAAATATTTGAAGTAGCTCAAGGTGGGCTAACAGATGGTGAACCTATGTGGTTTCTGTTTGGTAATCCTACCAGGAACACCGGATTTTTCCGTAGAACTTTTGGAAATCTTAAGCATCGATGGAGAAACCGACGAATCGACTCAAGATCAGTCGAAGGAACCAACAAAGATTTAATGGATCGATGGGTAGAAGATTATGGAGAAGATTCAGACTTTGTACGAGTCCGAGTTAAAGGCCAACACCCAAGAGCAGCAGTTTGTCAGCTGATCCCTAATGATTTAGTTGAGGCAGCGATGAAGCAGAAACTTCATTCAAGTAAATATAGCTTTGCACCAAGAATACTTGGCGTAGATGTTGCATGGTATGGCGACGATCGTAATGCTATCTGGATGCGTCAAGGGCTACATGCTACCCTACTTTGGCAAGGCAGAGAGATCGACTCAATAGATATAGCGGGAATCGTTGCGCAGTACGAAGATCAATATAATACAGACGCGACAATGATTGATGCGGGAATGGGCAACGGAGTAATAGACCAATTACGTCGGTTAGGTAGAGATCCCATTGTAGTTTATTTTGGTGGAAAGTCGCTAAGACCGGACTGCTTGAACAAACGCGCGCAAATGTGGACGGATATGAGGGATTGGCTTAAAGAATTCCCCGACATACCAGATGACTCGGATATTTCGGATGACTTGACAAGTCCAGAATATCACATGACACTAAAAGGACAAATCCAACTTGAGCGCAAGGAAGATATGAAAAAGCGGGGATTGTCAAGCCCTGACCTTGGCGATGGTTTAGCGCTTACATTTGCGGAACCTGTCTACAAGTTGTCACGAATCGAGAAACTATCAGGCAAAGCGAACAAAGCAGAAACAGAATATAAAGTTTTATAGGAGTAAGCAAATGTGTGATCCGGTAACAATGGCAAATATAACAGGAACAGCGGCAGCATTATACAGCTCAAATGCCAATGCTCCAACTTCTGGCCCTGGAATGTTAAGTCAACCACAGCCACAGCAACAACCTAACCCATATCCAACTTATCAAGAGTTACCACCTAGAGGAATACAAGCTCCTCCAAGTGGAAATGCAAATCCATATTTCACACAAGCTCAGCAGCCTGCTCCTGCTAGACCAACTCAAGCAGCGGGATACTCGCAGCCAGTTACTAGAGCGCTTCCTCAACCCGCTACTACTCCAACAAGAGCAAAGACAGCGGCACCAGGACAAGTAAAAAGAGCAAAGACAGCGGCACCACAGAAAGTGAAGACAGCTAAGAAAGCTCCCGCTCTTAAAGTAAAGAAAGCGAAAGAAGAAGGACGTAGAAAGTCTTTGATTGGGGGGTAATATATGTGTAGCCCACAGATAGTTAGTAATCTAACTGGAAGCTCTAATGCTTCTACGCCACTAGCTGCTAATACGGCAGCAGGCGCGCCCGCTCAAGATGTTTTATACAATGGCCCACGAAGAAACAAAGGGTGGGACGGTGACGGTGGAGACTCAGATAGAGATAGCGATTATGGAGACTTTGCCGACGGTGGCGGTGCTAGAGATGGTGGCGACGGTGGGGGAAGTGATGCTCCTGATATAGACAATGATCGAGATTCTGCAAGTGATAGAACCGGAATTGATTATAATCGTGATGATGCCGCTCAACAACCAACACTAAACTATATAGCAGAAGATCCTAATATAGCAGTTCCTCCAGATTGGTTGATAGAACAAGGGCGTCTAGAAGATCTAGAAAAGAACAAAGTGGGCGCAGCGGTAAAGGCTAGATTCGACGAAGACGAAAGAGTGAAAAGGTTTAGGGGTTTTGGCTCTACAATTCTAACAGGTGGTCAAGGAATTACAACTCCCGCAAACAGTAGACAGCTATCACTAATAGGAAGTTAAACTATGCAAACAGATAAGAGAATTCCAAAATTTCGTGCAAGGTTCAAGAGATTGAGGGATAAACAAACCTCTTGGCGTTCGCATTGGAAAGAAATAGCAGACTATACAACACCTAGAAAGGGTGAATATCTGCATGACCTTGAGGGCATGACAGAAGAAGAGCAAGGGAGCTTAAGAAACGACAAGATTATAAATAGTGTTGGTGCAGAAGCTACCCGTATTCTAGCTTCTGGGATGCAGGGCGGCATGACTAGCCCGGCCAGACCTTGGTTTATTTTGGCACTTGAGAATAGAGACTTGATGGAGTTTACACCTGTAAAGCAATGGCTAACAGACGTAAGAGATATCATTCTAAGAATATATGCAAAGAGTAATTTCTACGGATCGATGCATAGTAATTATTCCGAACTCGGTAATTTTGGAGTAGCAGCGCAATTGCAGGAAGAAGATTTCCAGACAGTAGCGCGATTTCGCCCGTTCACAGTGGGCGAGTACATGCTAACCTTAGATGCTCAATACAGATCTTCCGGGCTGTATAGGCATTTCTCTCTAAGCACTGAGCAGATGGTAGATGAATTTGGTAAAGATAATGTTAGTGAAGCGGTTACGAGCGCTTTCCTAGCAGACAACCTTGATGCACGTTTCAAGGTCAACCATATTATTGAGCCAAATGAATCTATCATCAATGATAAAGCTGGCCCTAGAGGAATGGAATACACCTCTCTATATTTTGAAGATGCGGGAGATCCAGAAGCATATTTAAGAGAAAAAGGCTACGAAAGTAAACCGTTTATTGCTCCAAGATGGGACGTAAACGGGACGCAAACATATGGCAGTTCTCCTGGAATGGAGTCATTAGGCGACAATAAAATGTTGCAGAAGATGGAAGAGAAATCACTAAAGGCGGTTGACAAGCAGGTTGATCCACCTATGAATGCTCATCCATCACTTAAAGGTAAAGGCGGGTCGATAGTACCAGGACATATGAACTATGTTAATGCTCCACAAGGGCAAGTCGGCTTTGCTCCTACCTATCAGGTTAACCTCAATATACAACAGCTAGAAGAGAAGATTAGGCAGACTGAACAACGTATCAAGAATGCTTACTTCAATAATATTTTCCTAATGATCGCTAATGATAACAGGAGCAACACAACTGCTTTTGAAATTGCTAAGCGATATCAAGAAAAAATGATGATTTTAGGGCCAGTTATTAACAGGATTCAATCCGAGTCACATGATCCAACGATAGAGAGAACTTATGAAATTGGTACTAGACTTGGCATCTTCCCTGAACCACCTGAAGAGTTACAAGGCCATGAGATTAAGATTGAGTATGTCTCCATTCTGGCACAAGCGCAGAAGATGGTGGGATCTACCGCTATCGAGCAGACAGCTAGTTTCATCGGAAATCTTGGCTCAGTAAATCCCGCAGCACTTGATAAGCTTAATGTTGACGAAACGATAAATATGTATGCAGATCTAACGGGCGCACCCCCAAGAATGATTAGGGGAGATGAAGAAGTTCAGCAGATTAGACAGCAAAGAGCGCAAGCACAGCAACAGGCACAGCAAGCAGAGCAAAATGCAGCTATGGCAGATGGTGCAAAGACAATGAGTGATACAAAGTTAAACGAAAACACAGCGCTAGACGCGCTACTTGGTAGGGTTGGTGGACAGAATGCTTAGTAGTCCATGCATAGGGAGCAATATGAGAAACAGTTTTGAAGTAGAGATGCTTGATAAGGGAATGAACATCACCGTATGGGAAGACAAGGGCGAAGAGATCTTTGATAGTCCACAAAAAATTGCAGAGAGTAGTAAAGAAAAAGCTATCGCGCATTTTAATAGATGGATTAATGGCAACGGTAAAAATTTTAGTTTTACGGATAGCGAGGAATAGATAAATGTCAAATGCAGCAGATGAGAAAGAAGTTAAAGCGGAAAGAACTAGAATTGCACTTGCGGAAAAGCAGAAGAAAGCTGATATCTTGGCAGTTATTGAAACTCCTTCGGGATATCGGTTTATTAAAGACCTCATCAATCAAGGCAACCTAATAAATCTCTCGGTTGACTTTAATAGCCCTAATACTACATACTTTAACGAAGGGCATAGAAATTATGCTAAAATAATATTCGCTGATATATGCGAGGTAGCTCCCGCCAGGGTGTCGCAGATGTTGGTTGAGCTGAATAGAGAAGACAAGGAGAACTAACCATGAGTGAAGTAGTACCAGGAACAACAGTACCAACAGAAGGCCCGATGGATCCTACACCTGAAGCAGCTCCAGAAGTAAAAGCTGAAGCAGCTCCAGAAGTAAAAGCTGAAGCAGCTCCAGAAGTAAAGCCTGAAGCAGCTCCAGAAGTAAAGCCTGAGCCGATAGAGTACGGAGACTTTACAGCTCCAGAAGGAATGGAACTAGATGCTAAGATGGTAGATAGTTTCAAAGGCGTTGCTAAAGATATGGGCATTACTAAAGAAAATGCACAGAAGCTTATGGATCTAGCAACTTCACATTTCAGCGGAATCCAGACAGCTACGCAAGAGCAGGCAATGGAAACTAGAGTTGGATGGGTAAACGAATTAAAATCAGATGCGGAGTTTGGTGGCGCAAACTTTGATAAGACAGTAGAACACGCGAAAAGAGCGGTTGGAAGATTCGGCACTCCAGAGCTTAGTAATTTTCTAAGCCATTCTGGAATGGGTGACAACAACCACGTAATTAAGATGTTGGCAAAGATCGGTAGCGAATTAAGCGAGGATAACTTTGTTGATGGTCAAGCACACAGTAGTCAAAAATCCGTCGCTGACATATTGTTTGACGGAAAATAATAATAAACCTTAAGGAGGCCAATAATGGCAACAGTAGGAACAACAGCGGTAACTCTCAGCGATTGGGGCAGAAGAATCAATCCAGATGGTAAAGTAGCAAAGATCATCGAGATCTTAAATGACACTAACGAAATCCTAGATGACATGGTGTGGAAAGAAGGAAACTTGCCAACAGGTCACAAGACTACTATTCGTAGTGGGCTTCCAACTGTTGCATGGCGTCTTTTGAATTACGGGGTGCAGCCAAGTAAATCACGCACTGTCCAAATTACAGATAATACCGGTATGTTAGAAGCATATGCAGAAGTTGACGCAGACCTCGCAGAATTAAATAATAATTCTAACGCTTTCCGTCTTTCTGAAGATGTAGCTTTTATTGAAGCAATGTCACAAACATTGGCAACAACTTTATTCTATGGAAATACTGCGACTGATCCAGAGAAGTTTTTAGGGTTTGCTCCTAGATACAATCTAACTACAGCGGAAAATGGTGGAAACATCATCGACGCGGGTGGAACAGGTTCAGACAATACAAGCGTATGGTTGGTAACTTGGGACGAATCAACTTGTCATGGTATCTTTCCAAAAGGTTCTACTGCTGGAATCCATTCAGAAGATAAAGGCAAAGACACTGTACAAGATGCAGCGGGCGGAAACTATGAAGCCTATAGAACTCATTATCAGATGAAGCCAGGTTTGACGCTCCGCGACTGGAGATATGTGGTTAGAATTGCTAACGTTGACGTGTCGAGTCTAATTGCTGATGGCGGTACAGTTTCAGCGGGTGCAAATCTCATTACAGACATGATCAAAGCTATTCATAAGCTACCAACTAAAGGTAGAGGAATGAGAGTTTTCTATGCAAATGAGACAATCGAAACTTATCTAGACCTTCAGACTCTTAAGCAAAGTAACATGAACGTAAGTTACAAGACTCTTCCACATGGTGAAGAAGTTATGACTTTTAGAGGAATCATGGTTAAGAGATGCGATGCTCTTCTTAACACTGAAGCAACAGTTTCTTAGTTTTTTTAAATTAATTTAGAAGGGGCTGTTCGGCCTCTTCTTTTTAGGAGTAAATAAAATGGTACTAGATAAACAAAATTTATTCTCAGAAGATCAAGCGATCACAGTTACAGCAGTATCAACCAACATCATAGATCTTGGAACTGATGCTACTGGAACACCAACACCAAATAATAAAGATGCAGAAATTCTTGCACAAGTTACAACTGCTTTCGTGGGTGGAACAAGTGTTGCTTTTTCTCTATACACTGATTCAGATGTAGCATTTGGTTCAGCAACTCTTATGTTCACTACTGCGGCGGTTGTTACTGCTTCATTAGTAGCGGGATATAAGTTTAAAGTTCCAACACTTCCAGAAGGTGTAGAAAGATATGTAAGAGCTACTTATACAGTAGTCGGTACTCATTCAGCGGGTGCAGTAACAGCAGGCCTTAAAGAAATGGGTGGAGTTTCAACAGGTCAGTAGGAGATAGGAAATGGATTACGTTTGTAAAACTAAATGCTTTTTTCAAAAGCGCATTTGGGAAAGAGGCGAAGAAATTAAATTCGCTGAGAAGATGGATAAAAAGCTAATACCTCACCACTTTGTTCCTAAAAACAAATTTGTGAAGGACATACAATTAACCAGGAAAGAGCAAGACTTGAGAGCCGCAGAAGCGGTTGGGCATGGTTCTCTTTCATCTAAAGACGATGATATATTGTCTTAAGGGATAAGTAAGATGGAAAAAGCAATGAGTAAAGCTATAATAGCTGAAATTCTAAAAAAGCACGGGCTTGATATCGCTGAAGATGTAGCGGTTCTTGCTGTTAAATCTGTTTTCAATGCGCTTCCAGAAATTCTTTTAGCGACTGAAAATAAGTTTGATGACCTATTGATTCCAGTTCTTGGCGTCGTTAAAGAGCCAATTATGAAATTGATTGACAAAATAGACGGAGAGGTTGGTTAGTTCCTTTCCTCTAATACGCGTTAACGTCTGGCCTCCTCAAGTATATCCTATCTTACGCTTGGGGAGGCCTTTTTTATGTGAGGTAATCTAATGACAAGTAAAGTAGCAATTTGCAATATCGCTCTATCACATATCGGAGCTTTCGGGATTTCAAGTTTAACAGAGAGTACCAAAGAATCGATAGAGTGTAATAAGTTCTACGATGTTTCATTACTTGGTACATTAGAAGGTCACAATTGGTCATTTGCTAGAAAGTGGCAAGACCTGGCACTTCGTACAGATACAAATAGCAGATGGGATTATGTTTATGCGCTTCCTAGTGACTGCGCTAGAACTAGGTATCTAAGTGATGGATCATATTCTAGTACAGGAACTTCTTCAGATCTAGATTCAGATAGATTCCTTAATACTGGAAAGATAGAATTCGAGATTGGGGTAAGCAGCGATCTAACCCAGAATGTTTTGATGACCAATTTAGCAGATGCCGAATTGGTGTATACTGCAAAGGTCACAACAACAAATCTATTTTCAGCTAAATTTGTAGAGGCATTAGCGTATAAGCTAGCTGCATACCTGGCACAGCCAATGAAAGGCAGCCCACAGCTTGCTACACAGATGTTAAATGCATATCAGCTATTACTCAGCGATGCAGAAGTAAACGATGCGAATAGCGATTACAAGAAAGAAGAAGCTGTAAACAACTTCGTATCAGCGAGGATATAGCAATGACAATTACACTAAAGAAATTAAGCTTCACAGGTGGGGAGTGGGACGAACAGCTACACTCTCGAACCGATCTACAAACATATTCTTCAGCAGCTAAGACAATAAAAAATTTTATAGTTCATCCTCATGGTGGTGTTTCAAACCGAGGTGGGACAAGATATATTGGCGAGATCTATGACTCTACACATACCGCTAGGTTGATAGCTTTCCAATTCTCGGTTACTCAAGCATATATCTTGGAGTTTGGTTATTCTAAGCTACAAGTTTATAAAGATGGTGGATTGATCGCTGCAAATATTACGATGCCCTATACAGCGGGACAAGCTCAAGATATAAAATTTACTCAAAGTGCAGACACACTATATATCACTCATCCAGATTTTCCAGTATACAAGCTAACTAGATCAAGTCATACAGCTTGGACTTTTACAGCTATTACGTTTGGTTCGAGTGTATCAGCACCGACTAACCTTCAATCGGCAGAAGTGGAAGATTATGATGCCCCTAGTTATGTAGTTGCGACAATTGATTCTTCGGGTAGAAGCTCGGAGATATCCAACTCGATACACTGTAACAATGGTATACTTCTCACCTGGACTCATGCAGCGGGGTATGCATCATATGATGTTTACAAAGATGATAGGGCCTCTGATATTTATGCATGGGTGGGAAGATCTAATACAAACCAGTTTGATGTTCCAGTAGCGGGTATCGAAGCAGATTATTCTAAGACTCCCCAAGAAGATACAACAGTGTTCGGCGCTGTAGGTGACTATCCTGGGGTCGTAGCTTTTTATGAGCAACGACTAGTTACGGGCAGGACGAACAACGAGCCACAAACAATTTTCGGCTCATATCTTGGCGACTTCGAGAGTATGAATGTGTCACCTATCACACGCGTAGATGATGCCTACGAATTTACAATGAATTCATTAGAGCTAAATGAGATAAAAGCTTTGGTTCCTCTTGCTTCGATGATTATTTTTACGAGTGGAGCTGAATGGGTAATGAAAGCGGGGAGTGGATCGGCAGCGGTTTCCCCTCTAAGTGTAGATATAAAGAGACAATCAAGTTATGGAAGCTCAGACGTTCCACCAGTAGTGATTGGCACATCGGTATTATTTTTAGAGAGAAGTGGAACAGTCATTAGAGATCTAACATATGATTTCGAGATAGAGGGCTATCAAGGTAATTCACTTGCTACCTTCGCAAATCACTTATTAGAGGGATACGAGATAACTAGTATGGCCTACCAAAGATCTCCTGATTCTATTGTGTGGATGGTGCGGAATGATGGAAAGCTTTTAGGTTTAACTTACTTCAAAGAGTTTAAGATATTTGCTTGGCACCAACATGAGACCGATGGCGATTTTGAATCCGTAGCTACAATTCCGCTAGCAGATGGCCGCGACGAACTATATGCAGTCGTAAAACGTACTATAGGTGGAGCGACTAAAAGATATGTAGAAAGGTTTATGCCTCGTCTTCCATATGATGATGACTTTGTAAAGGATATCGAAGATGCATATTTTGTTGATTGTGGATTAAGCTACGATGGAGTACCCGCAGATAACTTTTCAGGATTAAGCCATTTAGAAGGTGAAACGGTTGTCGCGCTTGCCGATGGGAACGTGATTAGAGATTTAGTTGTATCGAGCGGGGCGGTTACACTCCCTCATGAATTCTCGAAGGTTCATATTGGTCTACCATATGTGTCGGACTTAGAAACTTTGGACTTCATAGCAGATGGACAAGACGGGACAAATCAGGACACAATGAAAGACGTCAAGTCGGTAACGGTCAGTTTGTCCAACACGAGAGATTTAAGAATTGGCCCTAGCGATGATGAAAGTAGAATGGTTGACGTTCCTATGAGATCCACAGAGGCTTACAGTGATCCTATAGCGATGTTTACGGGTGATAAGATCGTACACCTTCAGCCAGGTTCGGTTAGAGAGAGCAAAGTTTTTATTAGAAACTCTGATCCACTACCAATCACAGTACGATCAATCTTACCGAGGGTTGAGAATGGGCAGAATTAAACAGCATGTAGGGGCTTGTACTTTACAGGATATAAAAACGATAGGGCAGAATCTAAGAGATATCGATATCTTTGAATGCGAGCAGGCATCGGGCATGAAAGCACAAGACTCTCTTTTGTTTGGTTTCACTCATGCTTTATATATCAAAGCAATATTTGTTGAAGATAAACCAGTAGCGGCTTTTGGGGTTACTGCGGTTAGGGGAGTTGATGACTGCGGAGTAGTTTGGTTGCTTGCGACTAAAGATGTCTACAAAGCTAAATCAACTCTTATTAATCTTGGCAGTAAATATGTAAAAGAGATGAGGGCAGTAAGACCAAGACTTGTAAACCTGATAAGCGTTGATAACCATATCTCTATAAAATGGCTTAAGCGTTTGGGCTTTATAATGGAAGATCCAAAACCAATTGGCGTTAACAATAAAGATTTTCGTTTATTTCATATAGGGGGTATTTAATGTGTAGTCCAACGGCAGCGGTGGTGGGTGGCACACTTGCGCTTAGTGCTTACTCAAAATATAAGGGCAGCAAAGATGCAGCGAAAGCGGGCAATCAAGCAGCAGAATATAATGCGGACGTAGCGGAGAAGAATGCATCTATGTCTAGGATAGATGCAGCTTGGGTTATGAATCAATCTAAGATCGACGTTAAAAAGCATCGTAGCAATGTAGAAGACTTCAAGAGTCAACAGCGGTTAAACACTGCGGGTTCTGGGGTTGTTGTTGATACAGGAAGTGCATTGAAAAACCTACAAGATACAGCAGCACTTGGCGAAATAGATGCAATGACAATGCAGAGTAATGCGGAAAGATCGGCAAGAAATATTCGGCTTCAAGGCGAGAACTATCAAAGTCAAGCTGGCCAATACAGAGCAGGCCAAGTAAGCGCAAATCGAGCAGGGTTTATTTCACTCTTAGATAGTAGCAGTAGAGCAGCACAAACTTACGCAAGTTATAAGGGGTTATAAAATGGCACTAATACCACAGTATAAACAACAGGTAGCCGCTCAAGGTGGGAACACTACTAAGGCAGTAGGTGGGGCAACGGCAAATCAGTTTGGTTTAGCTAAAGCTCAAGACCTACAAAACTTAGGTACGATTGGCCAGGAAGCAACAGGGGCATATCTTACATATCAAAAGCGAATGGATCAAAAGCTAGATCGCGCAACGTCTAGGCAGAAGCTTAATGATGCAAGTCTGGAGATGCGGAAAGCTCATATCAGGCTTAAGACTAAGAAGGGACAAGCGGGTTCTACTTCTTACAAAGGTTTTGATGCTGAACTCGGTAAGATCCAAGAGAAATATATTAAAGGTTTAGACAACGAAAACCAGAAAAACCTTTTTCGGGATAGCTTCGATGCTAAAGCGAATTCGTATCGAGAAAATGCTTTAGAATATCAGGATCAACAGTTAAGAATATTCGATCAAAAGACTAAAGAAGCAGAGAACTTAAATGTACTAGAGGAAGCAGTAGCAAGCGGAATGCCTAAAGCAGCACCAGGGACAGCAGAGTTTGAAGCTTCAAGTATGGGTGTTGCGCTTAAAAAGATCCAACAAAATATCGAAAGTTCAAATGGCGTATTTCTAAATGATAAAGGTCAAAAGGTTTGGAACTTATCAGTAGGTAAAGAGATCGTTGAAAAGAAAGTTGAGGATGCACATTTTAAAGTTTGGGAGGCAATGAACAAAGACCTTTCCGCTAAGTCTCCTACAGCAGCACTTGAGAATCTTAAAGAGAACTGGAAACACTTTGATCCTAAAGATCGACAGTTCAGAAAAGAGCAGCTAGAGGAATCATCTTTACGTGAATGGTCTAGTAATAGAGCTGATGAGATCTCAACTTCAGGAAAAGATTTAGAAGGCCAATTAAAAGAAGCGGGCAAGATTAAAGACCCAGACAGGCGAAGATTGGTCAAGGCGGGAGTTAAGGAACAATTTGCTGAGAAGGAAATGTTTAAAGAGATGAAATATAAGGCGCGGATAGAGGATGAAGTAGACGCGCTTTATAGAAGTCCTCATAACTATGACGTTCCTTTTGAAGTTATACGTGGGAAAGATCAAGTATATCTAACAAAGCTTAAAAAATATCTGATGGAAGAAGATCAAGGGAATAGCATCAAAACAGACTTCAAGCTTTATGGCGAGCTGATGGCAATGCCTGAAGATGAATTTATGAAAGTAGATCTTAAGCAGTATCTAATTGATGGGAAGCTTAACCCGAAAGCGGAATACAAAGAGTTGGTTAAGCTGCAAAGAAAGGGAAAATCTTTTACAACAACGAATCCATACAGTTTATTAAAAACCGCTGTTAGAGGAATTGAAGACTTCAGCAAGGACGGGGGAGAGGAAGCCAACAAGAGGCTTAATGATTTAACCTCGGCATTTGGTGAAAGGATAAGGCTAGTCCCAGAGAAAGAGCGGACAGAAGAAAAGTCTATTGAGATTATAAAATCTCTAATGGAGCCTGTTACTGTAGATAGTGGTATTTGGTTTGGTCTTGGAGATAGACCTCAATACAGGTTTGAAACGCTTAATATTGAAGATGATAAAACAAGAGAGGAAAGATTCTTAGACGAGAAGAATATACCCGAAGATTTAAAAGCTTTTGGCAACGATCTAAAATTCTCAGCTACTACTGATCAATACTATGTAGAGGGTGATGGCATCATAAGAGTTTATGACTTAGACGGGATACTAATAGAGACATATTCAAAGTAATCAAGAGGTAATACTAATGGCAAATCCATCATTCATTCCAGAAGGGTACACAAAGAAAGAAGTAAAGAGGGATGAACCAAAACCATCTTTCATTCCTTCTGGGTACAAGAAAATAGATTCAGGAACGTATAAAGATCCAATTAAAACATCTGCGGTTGAGAACCAATACATCCCAGAATTATTGAGGGGTACAGAGTTTGAGGATGATGTAGGGTTTCTAGAGAATAAACTATTTTCTCAAGGCGCTGAAGGGTTTGATACAGCGGTAAAACTAGACAGAGGAAAGCTAGCTTGGTCACTTCAAGCTTTTAAAGGTTTAACTCCTGATGAAGCGGCAGAGGTTCAAGCAATTGCTAGAGTTAGAAATTTACCTTTTGATACAGTAAACAATAATAAGAAATTATATAAAGAGAGTAATAAGGCAAGACAAGTTTTTAACTCTCTATTTGAAGTTGGTGCAGATGGAAAACCAAAGTATCCAGTTACTTCTAGGATGCTTTCTAATCCGGCAAAAATGGCAATAGCGAAAGATGATGTTGAAACACTAACCAAGATAGAAGGATTAATCACAGCGTATAATCGCGGCCCAGTAGAAATCCTTGCACATGAAGCAAAAGAGGGTTTTAAAACTCTTAGTAAGGGGCTACTTAGTACGCTAGCAGTTGAACAGCATCAAAAAATATTTGAACTAGATAACGAGCTTAATTCTGGGATACCTAAAATAGTTGAAGGAGCGCAAAAGGAAGTAGCTACTAGAGAGCTGATACTTCAACAAATAGATTTTGCTAAGAACTCAGACTTCCTAAGAGGTATCCCGATTCCTAGAGTTAGTGGCGCTCAAGGATATCTAAACGATGTTTCAAGAGTTGGCGCTCAAGTTGTTGCTAGTGTTTTAGCTACTAAGTCGTTTGGCCCAGCGGGTGGGCTTGCTGTTATATCTGGGCAGATATTCGGGCAAACATACGACGAATTAAAATCAAAAGGCATTGGTCATGAAAAGGCATTAAAAGGCGCAACATTTAATACTGTATTTCAAGCAGCAATAGAAGTATTACCCGCTACGAGATTAGCCGCTCTTTTTAAATCTACGGGCATAAAAGAAGTTATTAAACAATTCTTTGCTCATGGATTTGCCGAGATGAGTGCTGAATTTCTCCAGGAATGGCCAGAAGGGATTACAGATATCTGGGGTGAAGCACAGAAGGAAGGGCATACTTTAGAAGAGGCGAAGCAGATATTTAAAGATAGAGCGCCTGAAATATTTATGCAAGGTATATACGCGGGGCAAGTTGTAGCTCCATATGCGTTTCTTCCCTTAGCTATTAAACTCCCTTCAGATATTAGGAAAGTTAAGCAGACTAAAAAAGATCTAGACCTTTTCGATGCAGAGATGAAGATAGCAGAGGAGTCAAAGCTAAACGAAAGATCTCCTGAAGAATACGAAGAAATGTCAAAAGCTCAACATGCAGCGGGTGGCATTGCTGAAGATATATTAATTCCAAAAGAGATAATTGAATCATATCATCAAGATGATTTTGTTGGTCTCAAGAATACAATGGAAGAACTTGATATCGTAGAGCAAGCTTCTGAAGCAGATGTAACAGGAGTTTTTAAAGTAAGTAGGTCGAAGTTTGCGCAGAAGTTTGCGGGAACAGAACTAGCTGAAGCTGTAAGAGATCATATTAGATTTACAGCAGATGGTCTCTCTTCAGTAGATGCAGCAAAGTTAAACGAGCAGTTACCAAAAGCTCTAGAAGAGATGCAAGCGGAGTACAACCAATTAATAAAAGATAGTGCTTTACCTGTTCAAGCTTTGAGGCTTAGGGAGCAGCTTGTTCTTCCTAAACAGGCATTTGTTATCCGAGATGCTAATGGTAATAAATTATCATCTTCTGTCAATATAGATAAAGCAGAGGAAAATTTAGTTAAGCTTAATGACCAACTAGCAGAAGGTGAAACTCTTTTAGAGATTACAGAAGAACAGGGTTTCGGTCTTAGCGCGGTAGATGCAGATACTAACATGGCAATAGCTATCGAAGGTTCAAAGCAGTTAAGCAAGCAGAGCAACGAAACTTTAGATCAATGGTGGGCAAGGGTTAACCCTGTTATTAAAGTAAGCGATGAGGTAATGACTTTCGAGGGTGAAACAATTGATCCTAACACTTTCGAGCAAACTGATCCTTTAGGGTTTTACTCTAAATTGAGGGTCGGTGTACAGGGTATGAACTTTAAGAAGATGCCCGCGAAAGAGCTTGCCAAGAGAGTTAAAGAAATAGTTGGTATAAAGCAAGCCGAATTAGACTTTACCGGAATTGAGGAGCTTCTAGAATCTACCGAAGGGAAAGTATCTAAAGAGGATATTGTAAAGTTTCTCGAAAGGGGAGGATTACAGTTAGAGGAGATAGTAGAAGGTAGAGGGGATGATTATACAGGTCAAAGGAATACACGTTTTGATTCTTATACCCTTCCTGGTGGAACTAACTATAGAATTGTTAGGTTAATCCTACCGAGGGATAGGGGCGCAGTAGATACTGGGAGGTTGGCTTTCTTAGAAGCTGAGTTGCAAGATGTTGAGCAACAGATGATTGATCTTGATGCTTCTTTACAAGGTGTAGAAAGGGAAGGGAACGAGCATCATTTTGAAGGGAGAAAAAACCTTGAAAGTGATTGGGATGATTTAAAGAATCAAATCGATGCTACAAAGAGGGGATCAACAAGCTACGATAGAATGAAAGCTCTTGAGCGGCAGCTTATAGCGATGCCTAGAAATGAGCGGGGGCATATCATTGATGATGAGCTATATAAAAGTATATATGCTGAGTATGATGCTGCTAGAACAGAAGATAGAGAGAGTGGGCAAGATGACTACGAAACGGAACACTGGCAAGAGGTAAATGTGTTGGCGCACATTCGACTTAATGACCGGATAGATGCAAATGGAAATAAGGTTCTATTCATTGAAGAGATTCAAAGTGATTGGCACAGGGACGGAGCAAAAAAGGGATATGTAAAAAGAAGGTCTGAACTACGAAAGGAGCAAGAAGCCTTACAAAATACTATAGATAACTACTTTAGTGATCCAGAATATAAGGAAGCAGTCGCACCATATGAAGCTGCTGCTAATGAAGCGTGGAGTTTTAGAGTCCAGTCTAAAAGTGATCTAGCGACAGCGGATACTGCGCTAGAGGTGGCGAACTCGGATCACTACACTTTTCAGAATGATGAATCATTCGTAAAACTCCAAGAAGCTAAACAGGTCGCAAAGTTGGCCAACATGAAATATATAGCTCTTAATCGCGACTATTCGGCCAAGCGCCAGGCTAAGTTAGATTTTACAACGGAAAAGCTTGAAGCTTTAAGAGCTGAATATGCAGCGGTAGCGGAGAAGCTAAGAAGAGGCGTACCGGATGCACCTTTTAAGGGAAGATCGGCTTGGAGTTTGTTGGCCTTCAAACGTGTTCTACATATGGCATCTATAGAAGGTTATGACTCGGTAGCTTGGACTTCAGGAGAGCAGCAAGTAGATAGATATGATCTAAGCAAACAAGTATCGTCTATTCAGTACGATGAAGTTATGGATGGTGGATATACCTTAGTAATAAAAGATATTAGTGGTAATGAGGTTGCGCAACCAGCGGAAGGTTATTTTAAGGAAGAACTAGAGGAACTTGTAGGCGGTGAGATCGCAGAGAAGATCATAAACGGTGGCGAATCTGGGGTAATTGAAGGAACCGATTTAAGAGTAGGAGGGGAAGGACTAAAAAGTTTATATGATAAAGTTCTCCCTAACACTGTTCAACGACACGTTAAGAAGTTGGACAAGAAAGCAAAGGTTGGAGTTACTAAAATAGATGCGAGTGGCAGCTCTAGGATAGCAAGACAGGATGAAGTTGGCCCTCTTGAGCTTAGAGCAGCAGCGGAGTTAGCCAGGGAAGCCGGAGATAATGGGATTGTAAACAGCCTAATGATTGAGGCTTCAGAGGTTGAGGCTACTGGTAGAGAAGTTGGTTTTGCTTTCCTAAATGCGGGCTACTCAGCGGGGGTATATGTCGATAGAGCTTTGGATTATGGAGAAGCCATTGAAGAGAAAAGTGAGATTAACCTTGCTAACTTTGAACATGTAACAACGATTGGAGAGGTAGACTACTATAGCGATCCTGAGATTTCGGGGTTCGAGTACCAGTTAAACAGGGGGACGGGTAATTATTCTTTAAACTCTTCCGATGGTGAAGGCTACGGAACTTTTGAGGGTATAGAAGATTTTCAGGCTAAAATAGATGAGATTAACGAGCTTATAAGAGAAGATAATCAGTATAGTGGTGGGGTAACTATAGGGCAGTTTGAGCTAACTGACAGGCTTAGTGATAGGAGCTTCTACGAGCATGAGAATGGGCTTTCCTATGTGGAGATGGATACAGGTGTATCTCATCTATGGAATAGAGTAAGTGGCGCAGAGCTAGGAGACTTTAATAGTAGGAGCGAACTTAAAAAAGCACTTGCGAAACAAGCTTCTAGGGCTGAAGTTTGGAGTCTACCAATAACTGAAAAGCTAAGAGAGGAAGTTCTTAAAGGACAGACACTTTTCCAAGAGCAAGGAGTTCAAAGGGGCAACGTACAGTTTACCGATTCGGGCGCGGTTATTAATCTATTTGGTAGCGCGAACTTGTCTAGCTTCCTTCATGAGATGTCACATATTTTCACCAATGAGCAAAGACAGATTATAAATAGTGGTCATGGAGATCAACAGTTCCAGGACGATTTTAATGCATTGGTTGATTATGCGGGTGGCGAGTTAAATAGAGCTGGCCATGAGAAAATAGCAAGAGGTTTTGAAAGATATCTAAAAGAAGGGAGAGCGCCATCTATCCAGTTAACAAATGCTTTTAGAAGAATCAGAGATTGGATGGATGCAATATATAAAGTCATAAAGGGTTCACCGATTGATGTAGATATCAATGATGAGGTAAGAGCGATATTTGATAGAATATTGGCATCTAAAGAAGATATAGCAGAAGCAAATGCTTACTACAGTGCGAAGCCATCTATGGAAGCTTTGATTAAACTCCCTCTATCGGTTGCTATTGATCTAGGCGACAAAGATAAAAAGGCAGAGCAGACAGCAATAGAGAAGCAAACAAAAGCTTCATTAGCTGCGTATGTGCAAGCGGAAGGTGGCAGAGAAGCAATAACTAAAAAAGTAACAAAAGAGATTGAAGGACAGCAAGTTTATAAGGCCATAAAGAATGCTCAAGACCTTGGTGGTATCGAACCAACAGAAATAGAAGCTCTAAGAGGTACAGACGCAGTTAAGCAGATGCGACAAAGGCACAGAGGATCTATCTTTAAGAAGCTTGAAGATAAAGGGCCTAAAGATTATCGAGGTTTAGTTCTTGGACTTGGTGGGGTGAAAGCTTCTACTCTAACAGCAGAAGATAAAAAACTTTTTAAAGAGAGTGGTGCTTCTCCTAGAATATATAGAAAAGATGGCCAGGGCTTAGACCAATTAGCACAGATACTAGAGCAGCAAAATTATTTGTATGTTCCTGATGATAGAACAGCAGCAGATTATCTAAAAGAGCTTATCCTTGATAAGACACCAATAGAGGATGATGTTGGTTTCCTCGACGATATAGAAGGAGAATCTCTTTCGAGTATAGCGCTTGAAAACAATTATGCCTCTGAAGAGATTATGCTTGATGATATGTTGGCAGCACAGGCGAAAGGAAAAGCGATAGAGGCAAAGACGAAAGAGGTAATAAAAGCTAGAGAGAATGAGATTAAGCGCCAATTGTTGGCGGGTGAGTCTATTCCTGGTGAAGACTCTTTCCACAGTGAAGAGAGGTTAACTCATCTAATCGCACAAGCTGAAGCGCTAGCTGCAAAAATTTACCGAGAAGAAGCAAAAGCGGTTGATAGATTGGCGGCTAAGATTGTTAAGGATGCGGCAACAGATAGAATTAGTGTATTACCAGTTTGGAAGGCCATACGCTATAATGACTATTCCGCAGCGGAAAAGAGATATGCAAAAAAGGCACAAGACTTTTTAACAGAAGGTAAGTTAGTTGAAGCCCATGAAGCAATAAAGACTCAAGCAATTAATCATGCAATGGTTTTGGCCTCTATAAAAGCTAGGGATGCCAAACATAAAATAGATGCTAGATACAAAAGTAAAAAGATCAATCCAAAGCTTAAGAATGCAGAGCTTGAGTATAGAGATAATGCGGCAGCGCTTATTGGTACATATGATCTTAATAAAACGGTTGCAGTTCCAAAAACATTAACACCTCTTAAATCTCTAGATGAGATACTTGAATCTTTAATCCCTGAATGGATTACGAATCGAGTTAAGCCACAGAACTATAGAAACCATAGAGATCTTCCATTTGGTCAATTCGTACAGCTTGACAAGGCGATAGGAGAGATTCTTTCTTCTGGGACTGAAGAACTGCATGGATTGGAAAACGAAGCCATAAAGACGGTTACAGATCTTGAAGAGGCTTCACTAGAAACTATGAAGAATCTACCCAATATTGAGGTTAAAGACGAATTTGGTTTTCTAGGAGCTAAGACATTTCTAGGGCCGAAGCTTTCTTTAGCAGAGGGCTTTATAGATTCAACTAAAAAGCTAGAGATGATTGCCGAAAGGTTAGATAACTACTCTTTTGAAAAGAATAAGATTCTTGGCCCATTAAGGACAAAGGTTAGAGAGGGCGTTGATAAAGAGGGAGATTATAACGACAAGAAGCAAGCGACTTTAACAGCAGCAGATAAACATCTACAAGGTTTATATGGAGCAGTTAAGAGGCTTAATCAAGTTCATGGCTCATATGCTTTTGACATACCTGGAGTGCCAACTACTGAAGACATGAAAGCAGCAGGCCAAAATAAATGGACAGCGGAAAGGGTCGTTTCATTTGTATTGAATATGGGTAACGATGGAAACTATGCAGCGCTATCAAATAGCTATAAATATAACGCCGCTCAAGTAGATGCGATAGTTAAGCAGCTTGTTAAGAAAGAGATAAGAGCTATTCAAGGAATATGGGATGTAACAGAAACTTTATTTCCTGAATTGGATGCAGCTCATTTTAGAATATACAACCATCATTTAGAAAGAGTAGAAGCGCGGGAGTTAACCCTTCAAGCTGCGGATGGCGAAATCACAGTAAGAGGCGGTTACTACCCTCTAATGTTTGACCATAATTTGAACTTTCAGGCGAAAGGACAGAAGCTTACTGAAGACGCCAAGAGAGATGATATTATGGCAAATAGAGATATGAATGTTGTCAGATCGGCCAAACCTAAAAACGGGGCTACATTCCACCGAACAAAAGGGCACCGTCTTCCGCCTATGCTTGCTTTCTCAGAAGTTTGGTTCACACATGTCAACGATGTTATCAGGTATACAACACATTCCGAGTATCTTAGAGACATGAACCGATTAATAAAAAGGCCTGCATGGAGAGCTAGGGTGATAGAGGTTTCTGGTGAAGCTATCTATAAAGGGATTAGCAGCTCGGTATCTTATCAAGCGTTACCAGAACGAAGACGCCCAGACGGAAAAGCCGATGCGATAATGGACGGGCTTAGAAAATCAGCGACAACGGCAATTCTTGGTTTAAATGCAGCGGTAGGCATAAAGCAAAGAGTTTCGCAGATAAATGCGGTTAACGAAATCGGTTGGAAATATTTGGCCATTGGGTATGCTTCTACTGATATACGAAATTCTACACTTGGTATTGGCAACGGAAAGAAATATCAAAACATGCTTAAGCTTTCGAAGTTAATGCGATTGAGGGATGGGAATATTTCTAGAGAGATATCCGACTTCACAAACAGCATGAATCCACTTGTTATTAAGATTAGAACTCCATTTAAAATCCCTTTTGTTCCTAGAGAGTTTACCTGGAGAGATGTACAAGATTTTTCTTTTGAGTGGATACAGATGAACGATAGGGCTACAGTAGGAGTTGTTTGGTACGGAGCTTTTGCTAAAGGCATGGATGAGAACGCGAATCTAAACGAAAAAGATCAACTTAAGAAGGCCATTCAGTATGCGAATATCGTAGTTCAGAATACCCAACCAAGTTCTATACCTATTGACTTAAGTGAAGCACAAAGAGCAGAGGGGGCTTTAAGACTCTTTACAGCTTTCTCTACTTTCACTATGGGCGTTTATGGTAATAGGGTGCAGTTTAAATACAGAGCGTGGCGAGATGGGGCCATAACAAATAGGCAATACTTTAACCATATCTTGAACGACACTGTATTACCTAGTTTTGCTTTGGTAGCAATATCTACACTTATCTCTAGGGGAGAATTACCCGACAAAGAGCAGCTTTTTTGGGCACCTCTTGAAACATTGATATCATGGATGCCTTGGGTAAGGGATATCGCAAGTTTGAAATACGGTAGAGCAATTGGTGAGAGTCCTACTTTTGAGTTTCCAAATCGTATTGCCAAAGCGGTTGACTCTACGAAGTACAGCATTACCAAGAATAAGAATTGGGATAGAGCATTATGGGACATAGGTAGAGCGGTGGAAATCCCGCTAGGCTTTCCGGCTTTAAATGTAGTGAAACAAAGTAAAAACACTTACGATATTATTACTGGTCAGAAGAAAAAAAGAAGATAAGGGGAATCTATGACAATTTCGACGGAGAATGTAAGAGAAGATTATACAGGGAATGGTTCAACAACTGTTTTTGCGTATGGTTTTACAATTAATAGTAGTGCTCATCTAACGGTCATAGTGGTCGATAGTGAAGGTTTAGAAACTACCCTTACGGTTGACACTCATTATACTGTTAGTGGCGTAGGTGTAGACGGTGGAGGCAATGTAACGACTCTTGATTTAACTTCGATAGTTGGTGCAGAAGATCTCCCCGCAGATTGGACAATGGTTATTACAAGAGTTGTACCATTAAAGCAAGAAACAGATTTAGAAGATCAAGGGCCATACTTTGCTTCTACTCAAGAATCTGCTTTTGATTACATGACAATGATTTCACAGCAACAACAAGAGCAAATTGGTAGATGCCCAAAGGTGCAAATTGGTTCAACTGAAAGTGCTGATTCTTATATGCTTACAATTACCTCTTCGGCAGCAGCAGCCGCATCTAGTGAGGCAGCATCTCTAGTTTCTCAAACTTCGGCAAGTGCTGAAGCTGTGGCGGCAGCAGCAAGCGCAGACGCTTCCAGTGCATCAGCAGCAGCAAGCTCGGTTAGTGCTGCTTCGGCAAGTGTTAGTGCATATGAAGCGGCCAACTCTGTTACTGGTATCGATGATTCAGTTTTAGCAGCAGCAGCTTCAGCAACATCAGCAGATGATTCTCAAACAGCCGCAGAATCGGCACAAGCATTTTCAGAGGCAGCCGAGGCTTCGGCTATAGCAAGTGCTGCAAGTGCTGCTCTAGCAGAAACCAACACAGCGGATTCGGCAGCAGCAGCTTTACTCTCAGAGGGTACAGCTAGTGCAGCAGCGGCGGCGGCTTTATTATCTGAAGGTACAGCTAGTACAGCAGCAGCAGCAGCTTTAGTAAGCGAGTTGGCAGCGGCTACTTCTTCAACAGCTTCGGCAGTAAGTGCAGCAGCAGCTTTGGTTAGTGAAAATGCAGCAGCTACTTCTTCAACAGCTTCGGCAGTAAGTGCAGCAGCAGCTTTGGTTAGTGAAAATGCAGCAGCTACTTCTTCAACAGCTTCGGCAGTAAGTGCAGCAGCAGCTTTATTGTCTGAAGGTACAGCTAGTGCAGCAGCAGCAGCAGCTTTGGTAAGCGAGTTAGCAGCAGCTACTTCTTCAACAGCTTCGGCAGTAAGTGCAGCAGCAGCTTTGTTTTCTCAAACTTCAGCAAGTGTATCAGAGATAGCGGCATTGGCATCCTCAATAGCTGCTACAGGCGCGCCAAGTGGAACAATATCTCCATGGATTGGTGGCTATTTTACAGCAGCAGCAAATTCAGGTTTCACAAATGTCCATGGTAACACGGTAGCAGCAGCCAACACTTTCTTAAATCCTTATGGGTGGTACGTTTGTGATGGCACAGAATTAAACTTGGCCCTTTCTGTAATATTTAATGGTGCTGGCCGATACCTACCAGATCTTACAGATGATAGATTTGTTCAAGGCTCAACAACAGCGGGTGGATCAGGCGGGTCAAACACTGTCATAGACCACACACACACTTACTCATTAACAGCAGCAGGACAGGGCGGGGGCAGCCACAATCATTCGGTTTCGCTTAGTCATACTCACGGCACAAGCGTATTATCAGCATCTATGCCTTCTGGGGGCGCACATAATCATCCGATAAGCCAACTAATACAGGGCGCAGGGGGTTCAGGGATTGGCCTTTCCTATGCAGGGCCAGCAGGGTCGCAGACTGATTCGTTTGTCACTACTTCGGGTGGGGGAGATCATACCCATCAGATAACAGGTACAGCAGCAGGGCAAACATATTCAGGTAATTCTGGAAGTGTTTCTAGTACATCTCACACTCATAATTCTTCTAGTGTGTCTGGATCTATTGGTACAGGATCGGGAGCGGCATCAACGGATAACAGACCTAAATATCTTGGGCTATTCTACATACTAAAGGCAGTAGCATGACATACACACTAGAGTATAAACTTGTAGATTCTTTTTTCTGGAAAAAGATCAAAAACATAAAAGCTGATCTTATAGCCAATGATATTCCAGGGAATCCTAGGGTTTTAATCCTCGATGATGAAACTAGGGTGGAGATACCAAGAGAAAAAATGATGTTTAGATTTTCCGCTAAAAGATTTGTTGTTATTAAGCAGCAGATGGAAAAAGAAAGCGGGCAGAAAATTAACGTATAAAAATTAACAGGGGGTGATTAGTTTCACTCCCTTCTTTTAAAAAGAGAATCACTATGCCTCATAAATGTGCGAAAGAAGATGTGTTAGACCGGATAGAGGAAAAGCTAGATATCATTCATGATAAAGTTTTAACTCATAGATTAATTTTTGATATATCCAAATGGATGCTTACTTCTTCGGTTCCGGTAGTTTGTGTCTTTCTTGGTTATTGGTTAACAAAAAAGTAGGTTGTATGCTAAAATTTACAAGTAAGGAAAATGAAACGGGAAGCGCGATAATGAAGCGGTTTAAGATAGCTTTTATAAAACACGCGTATAACACTGTTGGAGACTATCGCGCAGACGTTGCGAGATACTGCGGGATGAATGTCAAAACCGTTTTTAATTGGGTTCATAAATACGAAGAGCTGAAAGACTATAGAAGTGATAGAGGCTGTAATGCTTCTACATTAACGAGGTATGATAAGAAAGAGTTGTGGAAAACAAAGGAGGTTTGACATGGCATTAGGTGAACATTTTTTAATAAATTTAATTCTTGGAGCTTTTGAAAAGTTAGGTCGAATTGTTAGCGAAGTAATAGCACAAAAGGTTGCAGAGTACAAACTTAAGAAGGCCGTAAAAGAAAGGATAAAGGAGATCAAACGTGAAAAAGATGCAGCGGAAAGGGCAAGGCGTATGCGTGATGCTCTTAATTCTATTTAGCTTTTCAGCTTGCAATAGTGTTAAGTGGGATTGGAAAGCAAATCCATTTAGCGCGGATCATATTTCTCAAGCCGTGTATAATGGCAGAGATGAGATAGTAAAATGCGAAGAGGAAAGATTCAGCGAGTTTACTTGCTTCGACTATGCAGATATGGAAAGTTTAATCTTTAATATCAAGCGGCTTCAGAGGCAGATAAACAAATCTCGAATATCTAGAAAAGCTAAAAGAAATTTTAACTTTCACACTAATAATATTTTAAAGGAGTTACCAAAACATGATACGGCTAATTAGCTTTATTGTGTTGGTAACATTTTTATTTATAATTGCGAGGAACATTTTATGAACAGGGTTCAGCTTGTCCAAGATCCAATAACTACGACGATATACTATCATGATAGCACAAACTATGATGATCTAAGGTTTCCACTTCAGGGGCAGAGGCTCGATACAAGTAGTGGAAGGATAGATTATAATTATGATGAGTGTACTGTTGACTTCGCTCTTAATGCCAGGTATCCGAATGAGCCGATTTGTTTTGTCTCTCAGATGCCACACGCAAAAGCGATAAGCACAAAAGTACATCCACATTTACATTGGATACAAGAAGAGGCAAATGTGCCCAACTGGGTAATGGCGTATAGATGGTACAGTAATAATGATGTTGTCCCCGCTGTCTGGACGTTGGCCAAATATTCGGTAAATACTTTTACATATGTTGCGGGAGATCTTGCACAGATTACAACATTCCCAGATATCAACGCCCCAGAACTAGAAGGTATAAGCTCGATCCTAGATATAAAATTGTTCAGGGATTCGGCCAACACTTCTACCCTTTTCGCGGGTGCTGATCCTTATACGGTTGTAGCTAAGGCGAAAGAGTTTGATTTACATTACCAGATAAATTCGGTGGGTAGTGGAGAAGAATACACGAAGTAAAGCCGTACCTAAATAGTCAATAATACCCATACATTTTGCGTTAGCCTTGAGGTATAGTACATACTAATGTACTATCTTTATGGAGTAAAAATATAATGGTTGATATGATTAATAGTTCAGACAGACACACCACAGAACAGCTCTCCACAATTACACCTATTGAGGGTGATGTATTGATGGACACTACAAAGAGAACTTTAGTAGTAGGCGATGGAGTGACAAAGGGTGGTAACCCTATGGCGAAAGAGAATATATCTGCTGTATTTGCGTACTTGACCGAATCAGCAGTTACTACAGTAACAACTGCTAGTGAGTATGTGGCCATAGTGGGGGTGTTTAATAACACTCCCATGAAAGGCTTCGGCATTATTTCAGATAAGCTAACTTACACAAATCCAGTCGCGGGTTATTTTGAAGTAGATTGGCATGCTAACTTTAGTTTTGCGGCTTCTGGGGCGGTAGTTAGCTTCGGGATATTTCATAATGACGAAATAGAAGATTCATCAGTAATGACTTCGGTGGCAAATACAGCCGTTAAAACTGCGAGCGGTACAACTGTTATTCTGTTAGAAGAGGGCGACACTATACAGCTAGTAGCTACTAGTGATGGTGATGATGATGAGATTACAATACATAGTTATACTACGACTATACGAAATTTTTGTGATTGTTAGAAATCCCTAGCAAAATATCCATGAGTATAAGGCACAGATTGTTGGCGAGATACGGAATATTTTTTCTCATGTGTGAAGCCTGCTTTATGAAGCCACTCATGCCAGATATTACCCTTTACCTCGTCGGTATCCCCTTCCTCTAAAAACCATTTATGAATCCATTGCTTTGTCGAATTTGGGTAAGTATGACCTAGCACCCTTCGAGATCCATTCCAATCAATCTCTAGATTTATATCTGCTTGTTGGTTAGCTGTATGCTCTAGCCGCTCTTTACCTGTCATAATATGCACGTACACCAATTCTCTAGACAGGTGAGTGTTGGTGAATTGGTATCTAGTTTCGTATCTCCATTTTATAGGCCACCACAAAAAGCGCTTTGTCACAACTTTAACTCTGCGTTCATAGCTTAAACACCACTCTCTATATTGGTCAGAGTTAACCATTATATTAAGCTTTCTTTCTGCTTCACGAATCTTTTCTATCTGTTTAAAAGTTAGCCTCTTCATAGTGTCTTCGGTGATATTTACTTTAACTTTCATAGTTCCCGCCTGTCATAAAAGTTTTTTGTCCTATATGCCCTATCTCTTGAGATAGCACAGTATCACAGTATAGCTTGTGACCTTTAGTTATTGCTTTATACCCAAAAGAGATATCCTCTCCTACATACACATCGGTATCAGGATGGTAGCCCGCAAAGAAATAGGGAAGACCAACGTCGTCGAATGCTTTCATATCCACCAACAAAACACCCGTAGATAATCCAGATATTTCTTCTAGTGGTTTACACTTTGTATAATCTATTTTCTTTCCTGGTGTATGCATAACTACAGTTTCATGAGGTACTGTTCTTTTCATTGCATCGGTGCAGACGATAGATTTCTTATGCGCTAACAATCGTATTAAAGTATCTTCGGGAAACATCATATCAGAATCTAGGAACAAAACCTTTTTGGCACCAACGTCTTTTGCCATTTTCACAAGGGTATTTCTACCAACATGTATCATCGAGTTTCTAACATTTAAAACAGCTAGACCTATACCCGCGTTTCTGCTGGCCAGGATTATATCAATTAGCTTCATTGTGAAATCTGCATGTATCATATTTCCAGATGGTATACAGATTGCTACTCTTTCATTTTTCATTTTACCGTTCTCCAATTGTTGTCAAATCTATGTTTAAAAAGTTCACTATCATGTTTACTATATTTATCAGAGTATACCCTTTCATAATCTTCATCCCATGGAACACTCGGATAGATGAGCGGATGGTTATGTAGCACTAGCGCATCATGTGCCATCTCAAATTTATCCATAGCTTTACATCTTATCATCAACTCATTATCACAATAACAATGCTTGTAACCTGTATGAAAAAATTCGTAATCTAGATGTGGCAAAAGTTGTCTACTCCCTAGCCAATGACAGGGGAGATCTCTTTTAGTTCCATCTCCTAGACCGACTAGCCCCCACCCACCTTTAAACCTTTTCATTTTCTCAAGTGCGATACTCAAGAAATCTTTTTGCGGGCAAGTGTCATCACCTAAAAAGCAAACCATATCGGATTCAGTTTTCTGCACCATCAAGTTAACCATCTTAGGGCAGCCGATTCTATTGGTGTCTATGTCCGAGAAAATTGTAAAATCTTTTTTAGGTATTCCGGCATCTCGGTTTATCCTATAAAATAGATAAGGCAGTTTTTCAGGTCGTATTGTAGGGATGATTACCATTATTTTCATAGTTCACCCTCTATCTTGCTAAATTTAATTATAGGCTTTTTATCTGGTGAGATAATACTAGTAGCTTTAAAGCCAAGATCTAAAAACTCGACTTCCCAGTTAGGGCTTCTCGGTCTCCCTCGCGCTATAATCTTTGTGGCTTCATAGTGTGACTCTATCCGCCTACAGAATGCTGTAACATTTTGCGGTGAGTGTTCCCCTTTTTCTATCAATGCTTTTAAATAAATAAATTTCCTCTTTGCCATATATACCCCCCGTATATTTTAGCGTCTAAAGAAACGTGCATAACCAACTTCAAACAAAGCGCAAAGCTCGCTAAAATGTTTTTCGTTTGGTAATGCTCCAGATCTCCAGAGTTGGACTAGTGGCGCGGATACTTCTAACTTTCTCCCAAGTTCCGCAGATGTTATATTGTGTTTTTCTAATAGCAATACTAAGTTATAAGCGAACACCTCTTTAAAATTGCTGTCATTATGTAGTTTTCTTATATCTCTATTTCCAAATATAAAATCTCTCTGCTTTCTTCTTATGCTCATTTTACTTCCTATATCTTTTTGACCTAAACACGTCTGCACCAAGAGGCAAACCTGTTGCCCATGTTGGCACTACTGACATTAAATATTCGTACTCGTCTAAACTTCTATTATCTTTAATTGGTACTTCAGATATCACTTCATCGTGTACAGATAAAACCGTAGGATATCCCGCAGCTTCTAGTCGTACCATTGCTTCTGCTATAATATCTCTTGCTATTGATTGAACAATATTTTCCGTAATTTTTCCACCATATGTACTTAACATTCCCCAGGTTTTATCACCTCTCATCACTTGATCTTTATCACTAGCTACACCCCAGAAAGTTATTACCTCTTTACTAACCCCGTATGGCGTTTCTTTAACCATGGTTCCTGGATAGGCATAAGCTCTTAGCTCTCCATTCGGAAGTCTATAGTGTAAAAAGTTTCCACGCATACCAAATTGAATTCTTCCATATGCCTGAGGTTGTCCGGTCTTAACTGCTAATAACGCGGCGTTTTCTACACCTTTCCAAAATGCTACAGTCATCGGTCTAGATGCCCGCCATGCCGAGATTATCTCCTTTGCCCGCTTACTTTCGATCTCTACCCCATATTGTTTGGCCATTGGAATAAAAGCTCCAACATGTCCCTGGTATCCTAGACTAAGCTCTGCAACCTTTCCGACAAACCTTTGCTCTTTATCAACTTGGTCATATGGAGCCCCGTATATGTTCTCAGCGTTAACCTTGTAAATGTCTTTTCCGGCTCGATATTGTTCCAATACTTCTTCTTCGCCCGCTACCCATGCAAGAACTCTAGCCTCAATGCTCTTTAAATCGCCACATATGAACTCTTTACCTTCATCGGCTATAAACATACCTCTTAAGCATTTACTGGCCGTATCAGGGACATCACCGTATAGCATCTCGATCATTTCATTATCCAGGTCAACAATGCTTTCGATATCTTTAGATTTGTAGGTATCTCTCGGCATGTTCTGGGGCTGTATTAGTCTTCCCGCCCATCGTAAAGTACGGGCACCCGCGTAAAGGAGAAGCCCTCTTGCTCTACCGTCTTCCCCTGTTGCTCTTATCATTGCATCGAGTTTTGCTGTGCTGCTTTTACTTAGAGCTTGTCTGATCTCCAGGAGTCGCTTTGCTAATGGTGGTAGACCAACGGTTTCTAGAGCATGTGCGACACTTGGCTTTGTAACATCAGCTACTTCTACGCCTTGTTCACTTAAGATCTTTTTTAGTTCTGCGGTTTGGTTGGTAGAGTTGAGTCTTCCCTTTGTAATTGTCTGGACTTCAAGGATCATTTTATTCTGAGCTTCTTTAACTTTCTCAATCAACTTCTCTACACTTTCGATATCTAGCTTTACGCCTCTATTGTTTATCTCTTGGTCAAGCTGAAATATCTTAAGCTCAAAATCGGATAGGTCATAGAGTGCTTTACTTAAACCATGCTCGCTATCAACATCAGTAATACAATATCGACAAAGAACTTCAAACTCATCAGGGTTTTCATTCCAAAAAATTCTATCCTTCCAATCTTCAAACTTTTCTTTATCTGCTTTGTTAATTCTCCTGGGCTTACACAGTTTCAACATTACCTTATGCCCAACATTATCCTTCTGCTGTTGTAGGTGCAGAGCTTTACAAACACTCTTAAGAGATCTAGGCAAAGCGAAGTTAGCTGCTTTCGCTGCTGAACATCTAAGCTTTTTAATATCGATCATAGGAAAGCCAAGTGCTACCATTTGGTTCTTCCATATGTGATACTCAAAACCTACGTTATGCCCAGTGATAGTGTCGGCAGCTTCTATCAAAACACATATCTCTTCTTCAGCTACCCATAGATTATTATCTAGAATATAAGCTCTAAGATTATCAGAAATCATATGTCTGAACTGTTCAGGTATCCACAATCTAGTAGGAGCATCATCAACTTTAAGAGCAAGGCACATTACCCTAGTTAACTCACCTTCAGCATATTTAGGCGCTCCACATTTTATCAAGTCTACTGTGCTGCGAGTTTCAAAATCTATAGATACGTTCACTTATCTACTCCTATGATGTGCCTTGGTCTTACTAGCTGCAAATTTTAATCTTTTTATTACTGCTCTATTTTGTATCAAAGCATCGTTTACCTTGTCCAAGTCTAATCTTCTCCACAAAAATATTGTTGTGGTTATAGAAGTCATTACCGATATCAAGACTAATAAAATAGCTATTAAAATGTAGTAATATGTTGGCATAAATAAATCCTTTTAAAAAGAGAAAGGGGCTTTTACACCCCAATCTCGGAGGGGGATGGAGGGGGGTAAACCTATTTAAACATTTGTGGTTGTTGCATAGGTTGACCAACTACAGGTGCAGGCTGTTGAGGCGCTGCAAATTGTTGCATCGGTTGTTGCATCGGTTGTTGCATCGGTTGTTGCATCGGTTGTTGCATAGGTTGTTGCATCGGCTGTTGCATAGGCTGTTGCATAGGCTGTTGCATCGGTTGTTGTACTGGTTGTTGTACTGGTTGTTGCATTGGCTGTTGTACTGGTTGAGCAAATTGTTTAAAATCTTCTTCTGGTGTACTCGCTCCTGAAAATGTTGCGCCCTCTCTAGTCTTCATAATATTTTGTAGACCAAAAGCTACACCTTTGTTTCCCGCAGTATCAAAAGCATATGCCCTTAGTGAAGCTCTAGCATAGCAGCCCGCATAGAATTCATGCTCTCCAATTATTGGTTGTAAATTGCTATCTACTAGACCTGGCTTTTGTCTAGAGTTACACGTTACAAAGAAATGTCCTTGATAACCGTCTACATCGGGCTTCTCGATATCGCCATCACGTAGCGGATTCTTGAATGTTGGCATAGACATAACTCTATTGCGCTCGTTTTCGTCTGGCCATTTCTCGCAAATTGCAGCCATTGCCGCTTGCTGAAGGTCTTGAAGATCTCCCGCAGTTTTTGGGAATAACATCACCATGCTATACTTTGCGTCTTGTCCTTGAAAAGATTTAGCAACATGGATATTAGGAAAACTAACTCTAAATTCACTTGTAATTAAACTCATAATAATTCCTTTGGGTGATAACCCTATAACATACTATTAATTTTTTGTTGTTCTAGTGCTTCTACATCACATGATCCACATATTCCCTCATCATCTAAACAGTTCCATACACCATCTACTTGAGAACCTTCATGATCTAGCCATTCCATAGCTATAGATAGCTGCTCGCTAGTTATACAAAGCATCATCTCAAGAGAGGCGATCTCTGCTTTTAGCCCTTTTACTTCATCATCCATTTTTAATCCTACTGTAAAAAATCTGCCATTTCTAAAAAATCTACATGTGCCGTCGGCTGTACTTCTTTTCTTCCATCGCTCTCATGAGCAATTGTAACGCCTATTTCTGGGGTATAATACAACTGGTCGATACATCCTTTTGGGTATTTAAGAAGCTTAAGAAGTTTCTGAACTTGGAATACGCTTTCTAATTCTTTCTTGTATATACTCTCACCAATTATAGGGTATAGAGCATTAACAGCTTGTCCTTCGTCGTTCCACCTTCTCTTTCCTCTACGGTTCACCAATTTAAAGCCAGGAACTTTTACACCTTGAAACATCTTCTCTTGCGCAAAAGCTTTAACACTCTTTGCCCAATCGTTAAAAGTCTCTGCTGCTTCCATCACCTTTGACAAGTCACTAGTTGTCATCGTTTCCGGAGAAGGAAAGATCGGTCTTTGAAAATCTGTCTTGGCCAGTGCAAAAGCATCTTCGGCTTGTTTCGGACATGCAGCAAGTGCAGCACAATATTTGCAATGCTTTCCACTATTCAAAGCTGCATTCTCATTGTGAGTTTCAATTGCTGCTGGTCTAAGAACATTCAATCCCCAGAAAAATAAATCCGTAGTTGGTATGCTCCAACTTCTTACTGTTCCTTTTACGTGTTTTAGTCTTGGTTGAACAATCACCAAATCAACATCTTTAACTAAACTAGTGATCTCGTAAGTATGGTTTTCAGGGTCATCAGTCCACAACTTATAAATTGCTCCAAGTGCATAGCACATCAATTGGGCATTCCATTCAGGCTCTTGTATCCCATGCCCGTATTTAAGATCTAGAATAGTTAACTTTTTGGTATATGGGTCATACACACAAGCGTCGTTAGTGCCAAACATTTCAGGATGAAGCCATTCAAGAGAGAATTTCTCTTCAACTTTTAAAATCTTCTTACCCGTAGCCACATCATCTACAGAGGTATAAGAGGCGACTGCATCAATGTAAACTTGCACGTACTCTGCCATCTCAGCGTCAACTTTAGTTCCTCTTATTACGCTAATGTCTCCCGCAGCTTCACCAAAAAAGTATTCTTTTAAAAGCTTTTCGCCTAACTCATGCGCAACTGTTCCCTCTTCAGCGAATTCACTTGTTGGAGGTACAGGGAATCTATTGGCCAGATTAATACTTCCTGGACACGCCATCCACCTATGCGCAGATGAAGCGCTATTTCTCGCGTGTATCATTACCCAAATATCCCTGTTAATTTTTTAACTTCGATTCCAATAGCAGATACCAATTGTCCTAGAAATGCAGGCTTAATATCTGAAAGTTTTGCTGCATTAAAGTTTTTCAATACTGCTTTTGCTTTATCACTCCCATGTTCATCCGCGAAATTCTTCAGCGTTTCTCTCGCATCGTCAATATTAACTTTAACTGGTTCATCAATTTCAACTGCACTCGGAGACTCGGCCAAGAGGTTCTCTTCAGCAACGACTTGTGTTCCCGCAATCGGTAAAATAGTTGGTGCTTTTGCTGGGGATGGCATAAGTGTTGGAGCTGTGTTAATAACCTCTGGACTTTTCGGTGATTCGGACTGCACATGTGGTATCCTCGATTTTTCTAGAAGGTTAAATAAAGTTTTTGTATTCGATCTCGTCTTGTACTCGATACCCATAGCATCTAACTCAGCTCTAATTTTTGTTCTGTCTAGTTCTGTTCCTTCATCTTTTACAACTGGGGCGCCTGGAACTCTACCAAGTGCTGTCAATGCTCCAGGCTTCAACATGTTTGCCATTTGCTTTGTGCTTATAGTCTCCTCATCTTTCTCAACAACTAGTGGCACAGTTTTAACTTCTGGCATAGCTACGGGAGCATTAACTTTTGCAAGTTCCTTTGGTGGAACCATTAGTGTCGCTATTAGCTCTAGTGCGTCTGCAATTCTTCCTAAGTCTTTCTCTATCATTTTATATCTCCATGTTTTGGGTTTATCCCCGTTTAAAAAATTCTTTGTAATCACATTTAAAAAATTCACATAAATAGTTAAAAGATGCGTTATTGGGTAAAGAGCCTTTACGCCACCGAACAACCATCGTTGCTTGTACCTTCATCTTTGCAGCTATATAGCCACAGCTAACATTCTTCTTTTTCATTAACCTAGCAAGGTTATACGAGAAAAGATCTCTAACACTATCTGCTTCGGCAGTATACCGCCTGTCAGTAGCTAGTGGTCTGAAGTAATACCAACATTGATGCTTAGCTGATAACTCTAAAACTGGAGCAATATATCCAGTATCAGCACAAAGCTCCTTAACTGTCATATCAAATAACTTTGCAAACAGCTTGATCTCTTCTTCGTAAATTGGTCTATTGCTTAACTCTAAAGCACCAAACCAAGTTCTGCTTTTGTTGAAAAATTCGCTTACTCCTTCTTGCGAGATATCACGCCTATACCTGATTTCTCTAATTCGCTTCTTAACTGCTTTCAATCCCTTAATCATTTTAACAACTCCCTTATGTCGTCGGATAGCGATGATTCATCCACCGCTCTTTCTATTATTTGCTGTTTCAATATTATTTTTCTGGCCATGTACGCGTCTAAACTTTGGGCTAATACTAAGTGCTGCACCAATACAGAATT